GTTGGTCAGACCAGTGGATTTCGTGAGGGGTCGAGCGAGTTTCAGGCCAAAGACAGGAGCACCCTTCGCTAGATACCCGGCACCCCGGCCTGCTGCGCCAGGAGCACCTGCGAACATCAGCGCGTCTAGACCGAAGCTAACGGGTTTCTCGTAAAGCTGTTCGGCGAACTCACCGATATCTCCTCTGAGAAGCGGTCCCCACCGAGCCTTCATATCTTCCACTATCATAGAGGGGGCGTCTTCACCCTCAGGCAAACCTAGCTTCGTGGGGATACCGAGGAAGCTTCCGACCTTACCCTGAGATATCTCAGTAGGCATCCACTCGTCGTATCCCGTCATGGCTCCTACCATCCCCAAGAGGGCGGTAGGACTTTCCTCTACCGACTGTTCTCCGGGGATAACAGCAGAAGCAAGACCCTTATAGATATCGTGACCGGCTGCGCCGACGAGACTAGTCAACCCTTGGGTAAGCATCCCAAGGCCACCAGCGACGTTCTTTGCGAACCCTAAGGGCAATCCGAGTAGAGATGTTTCCTCCACCTGGGAAACCACCCCAGGCTCAGGCTGTACGATACCCATAGGTGAGGCAGCAGGAGCCGCCACGCTTGAGAGCGTGGGGCGAGGGGTAGCGTTAGGGAACCCTGTAACGAGTATGGTGCTCAGGGTTTTTTTCGGTGTATCGCTTTCGTTTACAGCTTGTATAAGCTGGTCGATATACTGGGTCATCAACCTGCTCCTGATAGAGTCCCTAGGGTCACGTTAGAAACTAGGGTAGCAGCCCTAGCAGCTATATCACTTATGTTCCCTGGGTTCAGCGAAGCGTACTGTCGTATCTCGTCATCCTTCATAAGAGCCAGTTCGACGAAGTACGCAAGGTTATCTACAGGCACCCCTCCCTGAACCAATCCAGCCGCGAGTTTGTTCGCTTCTTCCTGAATCACCGCAGGGTCGAAGATGTCATTGGTCTCGGTATACATCGGATACCCAGGCTCGTTGAACTGCATATTCATATCGGCTATCTGGTCGATACTAGGGACATCTGCATAGGTCTCAGGGAGCATAGGCCCAGTAGACTCAGGCATCGGAAGGCTAGACGTATCGAACAATGGCGACGGAGTGCCACGCCCCTCCGGGTATAGAGTCCGTACCGTGTCCCGCAGCGTGTCAGCCTGTTTCGGACCCACGAGGTTTGCGGTATCCCAGGCGTTCACCGCTGTCATGGTAGACCGTCTATCAGGGTACATCGTCGCCATGCCTTCTAGTTCACCTGCGTATGCCTGCATATTCTGTTTACGGGTCTGTGCTCTGGCTTGCTGCTGAGCGAGGATATCGGAAAGCACGCTGAACCCTTGGTTCGGGTCTAGACCGCCCTGTAGAGCAGCAAGAAGATTCTCTAGGCTACTCGTTTCGTATGGGTTGAAGTTCACCATATTATCCTCCGTACAACGGTTCGTCGGGGTCAGGGTAATATACGTTTGGACCCCATGGGAGGTAAGGATTTAGCTGAAGACCTACCTCGGGAGTATCATTTGTGCCCCACGGGTAAGAATCGGAGGGAGTATATGGGTTGAGATATGTTCGATTCTCTCTTGCTCTTCGTGCAGCTTGGAGCATCCCTCGCAACTGCTGACGAGTGTACGGACCTATCGGCGGTTGCCCTACATACTTGCGGTATAGTTCGATAATCCTTGCTGTTCTTGTTCCGCCGTTCAAGGTCGAGAGAGTTGGTGTCTCGGTGGTTCCACCTTCACGGTCTTCAGTAAGAGCGGTTGAAGGATAAGGATTAGTAGTCCCTGCGTCTGTGCCAGCATCAACTCCCGTATCTCTCGTAGGAGGTGGAGTTAGAAGACCTGAGATGTTCGCCATCATCATCTCAGCCATAGCCGCGTTGCTCTCAGCTTCTTGCTTAGCTATCGCTAGCTGCTCACGGGCTATCCTGTTCTGTAGGTTCTGCTGCTTTATCTGGTCTATCCGCTGACGAATCTCTAGCGGCATGGTACTGGTGATACCCAACCTACGGTCCCTCATTTCCTGTTGGAAATCCTGGTAGTCTTGGATGAGGTTGGTCTGTGCGGTCTCTCGTTCTATCGCACCCTGACGCTTCGCGCTGGTGGTATAGCCGAGGTTCCGTTGACGCTGAGAGCCGAGGAGTTCGAGCCCCCCGGCCCCCAGCGTACCGTATAGACCTGCGGCAGCCGCAGCCTCACCAGCCGGGGTACCGTAGGCTATACCCTCAGGGGAGCCCTCAGGCGCATTTGCTGGGTTCGCCGTACCCAGGAGTCCTGCCAGTTCGCCAAGTTGCGCGTTGAGCGAGTCGGCTATGTTATTGGAGATTTGATTATACTGAGGGTTCAATCCCTGAAGCTCGTTTATCAGGCCCTTGTAGGCCCAATCAGCAGCACCCATGTAGTCAGCGTACTCGTTGGCTCCACGCTTGCTTTCACGTTTGATAGCTTGGAGGGCAGGTTTGTTAGAAAGCCTCACATCCCTCGTCGCTTGGCGGTATACCTTCTTCTTACGAGGCATTATGACGCCCTCCTGTCTAAGCGGCGGTCTCGTCGCCGGTCGCGCCGACGGCTTGCTCTCGTGGAACTCTTCGTCCCCGTGACTCCCTCATACCCCGAGGTAGGGAGTCCGAGAGGAACGTTCTGAGCGGCATCGAGAGCACGCTGGATAAGCGCCTCAATCATCTGCTGTTGGTAGTTGAGGTATGCCTCGCCTTCCTGACCAGCTATATCGGCGTACTGCTGAGCGGCGCTCATAGCGAGGTCTTGCTGTTGCCGCGTGTAGTCCGCGTTCAGTCTAGACCAGTCACGGGTGGTCGTCCCCGAGTCGTATATACCCCGGTCCACGAGCCCCTCGCGCAGCGACCCGGTTTCTATACCCTGCTGGGTCGCCATGCGTTCGAGAGCAAGGTCCACCATAGGCTGAATCTGCTCCTTCGCTATACCCAGTTGGGCTAGCTGTGCGCTCAGTTGGTCTTCATAGACCCTCATCTGTGCCTCGAACTCAGGGGTCAGGGGGAGGCCCATAGCCTCTGCCTGTGCCTTTATCTTGTCGGTAGCTGCCTGAGCAGAGGTAACTCCTGTTTCCTCATCCACCCCTGGGGTGGCCGATTGCTCCTGCCCCCTAGCCGCAGCGCGGGAAGCATAGACAGCGTTGATATCAGGCGTAGCACCTTGCCCTAGCTTCCACCCGAGGTCTCTGAGGTACGTCCTATCGGCATCACCGATGTATCCTCCCTGGATAGCCTGGCCTATCGCCTGTCGAGAAAGCTTCTTCCCCTGAGAGGTGAAATACTTTTGGATTGCGGTGGGGTCTCCGCTAGCGATAGCCGCTTCCAGAAGCCTACCGACTCGTTCCCCTCCGTAGTTCAAGGCGATATTTTGATGAGCGGGAGCGTACCAGGCAGCACTCCCTAGAGGAGCTTCCATCTTCCCCGCTTCCTTCTTCGCTGCCCATTTGTCATAGCTCGATGGATTCGCGCTTAGACCTGAAACGAAGGTAGGAGTCGTGGAGCCTGTCGTGGCAGAATCACTATACGCACCGAAGGGGTTATACCCCATCTCAGGCGTTTGCTGCTGTTCGCCGATGAACTTACCAAACTGTTTAGTTATGAAGTTCTTTGGCATATCGGTGTATCGCGTGTTGTAATCGCTTTGCCCCCATTCACGGCTGAGCTGGCGGAGGTTCTGTCGAGCGCCTTGGCGCTCTTCACCATGGGCATAGTTTCCCTTGAGATAAGCCTTCCAGGGGTCACTACCCGCACCTCCAACGAAAGCACTACCGAGTTTCCCGGCAGGACCCTCGAACCCAAGGGGCTTTATCTTCTTCCCCCAGTTCTTACGTTGAGCCGCCGTGAGCGGCTGAGAGTAAGCGGTAAGTTGATTAGCCCTTCTCCCTGGTCTGACTATATCTCCCATCACTGTACCTCGCTTTGGTCGAGTGCTAGGTAACATACCACCTCAAAGTCGAGCGTAGCAGGAGCATAGGACCCATCGGTTGTTACCCTGATGTCAACATACGAACCAGTGGACCATCCATACTGGCCTTTGTTGAACCTAGCATAAGCATACTTTGTGCTGTCAGGGAGCAAGCAAGAAGCTCCGCTGTTGACACCGTTGATGAAGAAATCAAACGATGCTGTACCTGCTGTTTTGTTCGCGCTCCCTGATACGGCTGTCGCTATAATAGAGCCTCTGTATGGCATAATGTAGCTTAGAGTGAATCCTGAGCCCGTATGTATCTGGTGAGCTGTTTGGCTCGCCAGGAGGTTATCGTCCCAAAAATCTATGGTAGTTATCCCACCCGTTCCTGTTTCGATAGAGTAAGCTATCTCCTCCATCTCTTCTATACTCGCAGGGGCGAGAGAGGTGCGCGTGGAAGAGTAGGCGGGGCGTCCAGCAGTATCGGTACTTCCGCCGCCACTCTTGTACCTGAAGCTATAGCCATACTTCTTGCTGGTGTAAACTGGCATCAGCGCCTCGGTTCCACGTCGTAGCCGAACATCAGTTCTTCTATATCGAACACCGCTGTCTGCCCGCTGGGGACCGTCTGCTCGAACCGGAACTGGATGTAATCTATACCGCTTGCCCCACCCACATCGAGCCGTTCACGATAAACTCCGGTGTCGGGCCACGGCCCGATAACGTCCCGATGAATCTCGGCTCCGTTCCCGTAGGTATAGACGGTGATGCCGGTCTCGGAGACCGTCCCTCCGCGCTGCCTGACCTTATACATCAGGTGGCGAGGGGTTATCTTCGTGCCAGGACCTACGGGCCACATTTCAGGGGTCCACACCTTATAGGTGGTGCTGAGGGTATCAAAGTCCTTCTGAAGAGATGACCCAGGGATATTGCGGTAGCTCAGCAATGTCCCTGTGGTCCCGTTCCTCGGAGCCATCAACTGCGTGTAGTCGTAGTTGTAGAGGACCGCAGGAGCTTCGGCGGTATTGTCATGCTTCTCTTGGTACCAGACGCCCGTGCTGAGGTCGAGGGACCAGACGGTACCCGTACCAGCATCCACGATGCTGACCACATCGTTGATGAAACTCATGCTTGCCCAGGTCGTGATAGCATAAGTATCACTTACGGGACGGGAAATGAGTGTCACTTCTCCGCTCGAATCTGCCATCCATATGTGCTTATTTCCGGCGCATATAACCCCATATGGTGTCGGCATCAGAGAACGCCCCGGAGCGATACCCCCTGTGGGGAGCCTCGTCAGGGAAAACGTGTCTGGTCCTGACCCTGAGAGGTACCACAGTGAGGTCTTCTTCCCGATGAAGAGCGCGTTGCGGAACGGGACTATCTCCTCGATGGGTTCACCATCGTCCCGTCCGATGTCGATGTAATCGTTCGCTCCCCAAGTGGTCTCGTCGTTGATGTTGGAGTAGTAAAGTCTATAGAAGTTGACAACCGTACCACCGACGAAGACCCTATTCTTATGGACCGCCACGCATCTACCCGCAGGACCGTTCGTGATTGATTCTGATGCTCCTGAGGTGGGGTTATATGCTCGTAAGGTAGCGAACCTATGGTTCGTATAGAATGTACGGTTGAAGCCAGTGGCGAAAGCCACAGGGTCACTCACCACAGCGGTCGCTGGGGTCACAGTGTCTATCAGTGACCACGCTCCTGTGGTAAGGTCAGCAGCTCCCTTGAAGTAAACCTTGTAGTCGCTGCTCTCTGCGTTCGCCACGAGGTAGTTGATATCAAAGGTGGTTGCTGTTTTCGCTTTCGGCTGGATGACCAAAGAACGGCTGTTCCAGGCTACGCTAGAACTGCTTGCATCTGTATCAGCGACCGTATCCGGTGGGTCTACGTCGGCATCTGTAAGTCTATAAGACGCATAAGCCGCCAGGTCTGTGTCGGTGCTTTCACCAAACCCGTTCGTGTGCCAGTCAGCGTCGGTGATTTCTTGCCATGGGAAAGAATGACGGGTGGTGAAACTCAACCCGTAGTTTCCTGACGAGCTGGTAGCTGCTGTCGCTAGAGACATCACTACGGAGGGGTCATAAGTCACGGTGTTGTTCACATAGGTTACGGTCACGGGGTCAGGAGCAGCGGCAGTATCGGTCTCAGCAGTGATACTTTGGATATCACTGCCACCCGACCACTCCATGAGGATAAGAGGTATCGGGGCAGACGTGGCTCCCCATGTGAACGTTTCCGTCCCGCTTCGAGGAGCAGCGTTGGTAATCTTGAACACAAAGAAAGCATCGGTCGTGGCAGGAGTCCCGAGGACTGTCCATCCTGTGGATGAAGGAGTAGGGCTGAGGGTCCACTCACCGACGTTGAAAAGCAATGCTATCAGAAGACTTCCGTTGGTCGTGGTCTGAGGCCATGTGAGAGCAACGCTGGTGCCGTTAGGCATATTAGGAACACTGGTTCTGACGACCTGCAATAAGGTAGGAGTCTCGTACCCTGCCTGACGTGCTGAGTACCCTATACCGCGCCCTACCTTCGTAGAAGGGGCGCTGGTCGCACTCGGCTTCAACCAACCCACACGGGGTTTCAGGGAGCCAGAGGCATCGGGTACCCAGTTCTCTAGTTTCGCCATGAACCCAGGGGGCATCATCGAATCTTCGATATGCCCAAGGAGACCCTTTTCTGCGGTTATCGGTAGTGAGCGGTATTCACTCATCAGTCTTTCCCAACGATGAGAAGGGCGATAGCCTTTTGTATGTCATCGAAACTGAAGGAGTCGGTTCCGTCTATCACTTTCTGTGCCTTAGCGAGCAACGGCTTTATCGTCCTATCCGTCTGATTCTCGAAGTTGACATCCTCCCCACCGAACGATGGTGCCAGGGAGTAGTTGCCAAGGTCCTGCCTCGCCGAACGTACTCTCTCGAAAGCCATTATGACCAGTCTCCATACACATCTTGCTGTATCTGTTGAACTTCAGGCGCGGTACGTTCAGGGATGATAGACATAGGCGAGGATATATACTTGTCCTTACCGATGTTCGGGACAGGAAGTTCACGTTCGTACTCGGAGATATAGCGGTCAGCCTCATCTATCTCAGCCTCCGCATACTTGGCTTGAGCGGTAGCGTACTGGACCATCTTGAGCTGTAGACCCATCGGGAGCACACATACATCGGTAGAATCCTCTAGGTCCGCAGGCATATAACTATATCTCAGCGCATAGGAGGTACCCGCCGATGCCGCTGGGTATATCTCGATATTCTCATTGAATATCCGAGCCAGCGTGCGCGGGGGAGTGTTGCCGGTATCTTGGTAGGAATCGAATACATCCTCATTCGTGAACTCCACCCTATTCGTACTGTCACCGTCCGTCAGCGTGAAGCTGATAGGCGCTACGAAATCAGTGGGTAGAGCAAGGGTGGAGACGATGGTAGCCCCTGTCGCCTCTTTAGTCATCACCTTCGTCCTTAGGCAGAGGTCGGTCTGTGCCATGTTCAGCCACCCGGCCACCATCTCAGGAGCGATGAAGTTGCGTTCCGAATCCCTGAGCAGGTTATAGACCTTCTGCCGCATCTGTTCCAGCGTGAATGCCATGTGCGGTCCTTACTCGAATGGAGTGTCTTCGACGAATACCGTGCCAGCCCTCGCCGCAGCAGCGTTCCCGGTACCTACCCACTTCCAGCGCCATGTACCCTCGGAGTCGAATGTATACTGTTTAGAGAAGATGCCGGTGCTGTCTTTGGTCACGGTACCCCCACCATAGGTGTAGGTCGTGGTGGTGCCGTTCGGCGTATAGAGCTTAAAGGTGATGGTCGTCGGGTCCGTGAGGGTATCACCAACCCGGAACTCACAGGTGAACTTCGGGGTGTCCCCGACGTAGAACTTAGTAGCCATCTATGTATCCTTCTCCCTTGTTCAGATTCACCACGGTAGCTGTGGCCGTGTGGTATATCTCCACACTCGCTTTGGCCTTGTGATAGAGCGTAACGGTACAGGTGGCGGTGGCGTGGACGCCAGGAACGAAGAAGTCGAAGACCACCGAGAGCGTGGCCCCGAGGCTCTTGAGGAGCCTGGTCGCCTTCTGGACCGCTGGGGTGGCCGTCATCGAGACCGCGATGACCAACCGCTGAGCAGCCGTTTTTGCGATGGCTGGTGTAAACGTGCTGGTCAGAGCCACGAGTTTCCTCGAAACTCGCCTAACCGTGAGCGATAACGTCGTCGCCAAGTTTATACTTTTCACGGAGGCTTTCTGGCTAATCGCCGCCGTTAGCGTAGCCGTCCGGTCTATAATCTTGCGCGTAGCCCGCGTGACCCCGACCGTCATGGTGGAGGTAACTTGGACCAGTTCCGTGAAGGGGGTACCGGCAACAGACTGATAGAACTTCTCAAATGCTGCGGTGAGGGTAGCACCTATACTCTTGGTGGTCGTGACCACTTTCTTCACCGCAGGGGTGAGAGTGGCAGTCACAGCTATCGTCTTCGTCGCTATCCAGTTCCGAGCGAACGTTACCGCTCCGGTCAGGGTGAGGGCTATATTCTTCACGGTAGCTCTGAGATGGGCTACCGTACCCGTTAGACCAAGGGCTATACTTTTCGTGAGCGCCTTCCGTGCCGTAGGCGTGAGCGTAGCTCCGAGAGCGACCAACTTTCTTACGGCATTGGTTCGACCCACTGCAAGAGTAGCTGATATCGCTATGGTTTTGGCTGCTATCCAGAGGCGCGTGACCGCCACAGCTAAGGTCGCAGATATCGCCGCTGTCTTGGTAATAGCCTTGAGGGTAGCAGGGGAAAGGGTGGTGGTGATATTGACTTGCTCGGTAAAATGGTCAGCTCCTGCTGGTGTGTAAACCTTGTCAAACTCAGCGAGGAAGGTTCCCGTGATAGCTAGGAGTTTAGAAGTTGCATTCCTTACGACGGGAGTAAGGGTTGCGCCCACCGCAATGAGTTTCGAGTATATAGCTAGTCGGGTCATCGCTACAGTTCCCGTGACTCCGACACTTATCGTTCTAACGAACGTCCCTAGTTTGGTCAACGCCACCGTTAGAGTAGCGGCTATGTTTTTGGCGGTGGTGACGGTTTTCTTTGTCGCTACCCCCCCCGCTCCTCCTCCCGTACCGTGGACCGTCGCGCTCCCTGCGAGCTTCGAGTAGGTGTGAGAAACGGGGGTGCGTGTCCCCGTTGCCCCCGCTGTCAGCCGTTGCTCCTCGGCAATGAACAGCCCTGCGGAGGCAAGTGGCGAACCACCGATGCCGACCCGCTCGGTCATGCCCGACGGAGCAACCGTGGTTCCGTCGTTATTGATGTAGAACAACAGGTCGCCCGCATCGGCGGTGACGGTCGGGCTGACGTAGGTGTCCGCCAGCCCGAACTCATAGTTGAAGCCGAAGTCCTCCGAGGGCATCGCCTCGCCCGTCGGAGCACCGATGTAGGTCAGGATGGCGATGTCTATCTCGTTGCCGTTCTCGATGGTTGCCCCGTAAGTGTAGTTCGCGGGCTCGCTAGCACCCGCGACCTTGGTGTAGACTCGAATCCACCAGTCATCGACCGTCTCGTTGAAGTCTTCGTCGAGGTCGTCTACGTCCGCGTAGCCCTCGAACGTCCAACCCCCCGGAGGTGTAAACGTCGGGAGGTTGTACCGCTCGGGATAGAAGATGCCGACGACCATGACCATCAGGTCGCCCTCGACCGTCCCGGTGGGCTTGTCTACGACGATAGTTGATTGGTTCGCGTTGCTGTTCGTCGCGGCGTTGCGGAACTCAAGGGGCGTAGCACCACCAGCAAAACTCATCGCTATGTTCTTAGCTAGAACCGTTGCTTTCTTAAACGCGATAGCCAGGGTTGCAGATATAGCGGCTGTCTTCGTGACAGCTTTGATGGTAGAAGGGGAGAGGGTGGCGCTGATGTTGACTTCTTCGGTGAACGGGGTTCCATTCACGCCGTCGTAAATCTTGGTAAACTCGGCAAGGAAGGTTCCCGTGATGGCACTCAGAAGCCTTGTGGCTCTGGTAGTAGCCACCAGGAAGGTTTCTGTGATAGCACTCAGAAGCCTTGTAGTCTTGGTGGTAGCCACCGTTAGCCACGAGCTAGAGGTACTTAGTGGGCCTATCCATCCACTTGAGTCTGCCGCGATAGCGTCGATGAACAACTCTAAATCGGCGCCTGCTGTCCCGAACCTTACACGGTCGAAGATTGCTGTAGGATAGGTGAAACTCGCTCCGGTACCACTATGAGACTCTGTAGGAGTCTCACTCTCTAGGTCTGCCCCAGTGAACAACCTAAGTTCCCAGGCTCCGGTGCTCTGTTTGAAGTATGTTTCTAGCCTGAACCATTCGTTCAGAGCAGGGACGGCTGTGAACGTAGACCCTGTGACTGTCCCAATATCATCCAACATCGCCAATACGCGCCCTGTTGTGAACCGTGCTCCACCGAGGCTCGTTGGTCCATCAGAGTCTAGGAAGTAGATTATCCTCGTGAGGGAGTTGGAGTTAGCAAATCTTCCGTAAATCCGGGTATAGATGGAATCGACCTCGCCGACGACCCAATAGCTGGCCGCTCCGGTGTTGGTTCCAGCGGCGTAGTACCTACCAGAGAGGGTTCCATGAAGAGCAGTGGTCGAATAGGTCACTGAGTTGCCCGAACCTGTGTTGAACCCAGTCCATTGTGTACCGCTTCCGGTATCACTCGTTGTGAGTCCTACGCCATTTGACCCTCCCTCGAAGGTGTAATAGTAGTCCCTGGCTGTGTCGTCTCCGCTCGGCACACTCTTTAGTTTAGAAGTTGCGCGTTTCGTTGCTGGTGTAAGGGTAGAAGCCAAGCTCGTGAATCTGGCTCCTGCCTTCAGTATCCCTGGTGAAAGTGTTGCTGTAATCGCAGCGGTTTGGGTGTAGTTCTGAATAGGCGGTGTCGCCTTCAGAACCATCGTCACTGCGGCCCACGCAGCACCGGCACCGTTATCAGTGAATACCCCTGGGTCTTCGGGGTCGCTGGGGGCTAGTTTGTAAGCAAGACCGACCGAAATATCGAAGTTGTCATTGCCGATGGAGTTGACAGCGTTGGTGGTGTAACCCGTCGGAGCCGTCAGCGTGAGTGCTGACGTGTTTCCTACCGCACCAGCGATGACTACTGCGCTGCTAGCTTCCGTGAATCCAGAAACCTGAGGTGGATTTGGGTCTCCGCCTGTGGTACCGTTTGCGGTCTGTATAGATATCTCTAGTGGTCCGCCTTGCGCGACGCTTGCCACATCCCGAAACAACATCACAGCAAGCGCGGTAGATGAGTCGGTGCCTGTACCACTCGCCGTCGAAACGATGTTCGTATCTGTACCGTTGTGGTACTTGTAGAATACAGCTAGGTTGGCGTCACCCGCAGTTCCACCGTCAACGCTTATAGTCGATGTTGTTAGTTCTGTGTAGCCCGCCGTGGTTATCGCTAGAGTTGGCTCCGTGAAGTCATCGTCGCCTGCTCCGAGAACGGCGATGATAAGGTCAGAGGTTGCTCTCGCTGCGGGAAGAGCCAGTGTGATTGACCCACCGTTGGTGGCATTGCCAACAACACTGCCGACATAAGATATAGCCATGTAGGACTACTTTATGGTATTACGAAGGGTCTATCGTGAACGTGACCGCCAGGGTGTCGTTGGCACTCATGTTGACCGCAGCGAAGGTGGCACGGATAGCCATAACACCAGCAGAAGAGGCGGTGAACAAGCCAGCCTCGGTGATAGCATAAGTGGTATCAGCGGTGATAGCGGCCCCCGCAGCCTGGTACTTCGCGGTGTCCGTAGACCCCGTAACAGAGATAGTGACGGTCCCACGCGCAGGCGTGCCATCAGTAATCTCCGTGGTCAGAGCCGTTTGAGTCTTCGCCTCAGCGGTGGTCCCGGTACCGAGACCGATGTGCGACATTGGGATATCGTAGGTCGCGTTAGCATCTTCAGCGAGACGGTGCGTGACCCACTCTTCCCCGGTGTGCGTTAGAACAGCAGCCATATTTCCTCCTACTTAGTTTCAGGTGTGAACCGAGCCCGCCCTGTGGCAAGCTTATCGTACTTGACAACGGTGCCATCAGCTTTCGTGAGTACGGCACTCACAACGACGTTCGGGCCGTAGATGACCGTCATCAACTTGTTCCAAAGCTTCTTCAGCTTCTTCATCAGACTATATACTCCGTTCCAGGGACGGTATCGTATTCCATAACGATGACAGAAGGAGCACCGTAATCGGTGTTCGCTCCTATACCAGAGGTCGAGGTACGGACCCGCCAACCAGGAGACAGAAGCATCACGCCAGGAAGCGTCTTGCTTCCGTATCTGTTAGGGGATGTACCAGTAAGGTCAAACTCTTTGTAGTTAGCACCCCACATATACCGCACCGTCGTAGAGATAGACTGTGCCGTGGTGAATCCTGGGGCAAGATACTGGACGTTCGTACCATCGTCTATGATGAACGACGGGTTCGGGGTCTGCGTTGCACCCTGAACACACGTCACCGCGAAGCTGATAAGTTGCCAGTATTTGCCAGCAGGAACGGTCTCTGACACCTCGTTGTTCGCCGCTGGGTTAGTCCCAGTGACGACCTTTAGAACTCCTTGTCTACCCATCTGTACCCCCTAATCCGCTGTGCTGAGGAGCCCCTGTTTGATGAGAGAGGGCTTGTGGGTTCCGCAGAACTCTTCACCGACGAGGGCCGGATTCTTACACTGACGAATCTCACCCTTCTCGGTGACGAAGTGAGAACAGCGCAGTTCCTCAGGAGTAGCGTTCGTCTTGTACCCTTCGGGGGCAACCTGACCGGGGGCAAGCCAGAGATGGTGCCCGAAATCCGTATGGTTCAACAGGTAGTCCTCAACTTGCTTACGCTCTTCATCGGACCAGCGGTTCGTCTTCTGTGCAGACTCAGAATCCCAGAGTCTACCTCTTCCTCGGAAGTTCACAGAGAGCCCAGGGACGGGTGTGACCCTACCGGAAACAGGGTGAACCTGCTCCCACTTCGGGCGGACCACATACGTCATATTCTCAAACTGGGACATAAATATCACAGCGATAATCCTTTCTTAGTAACCCCAGGCCACCCAGCGGAGGCTGGTAATAGCGGAAAGGTTCGTGGTGGCGGTACATTGAGTCACGAGCCCATCGGTGTACGCCAACAGAAGTTTGCTCGTGGTGTTCACGTCAACGGTCCTTGCCGCAGCCACGTTCGGCTGTTGGAAAAGCACACCGCTGACAACTCCTGAGGGGAACGCATCCCATATGGCGCTGATGTCCTCGCCCCCCGTGGGGTACGAAGAGTCGAACGCAAAGGTACCCGTCAGGATGACAGGCCGCTTCCCGGCAGTGGTGAGTCCGCGTATAGACCCGCCGATACCACGAACCTCGCGGCCCTGTCCAGCGTGACCAGGAACCTTCGTGGAATACTTCGCATCGCCAGAGAGGGTGTTATTCCAGACGGTACCGTTATCGAAAGTCACAGTTGCCATGTAGTTCTCCTATGGATGAGGGGGGGGCTTTCGCCCCCCCGAACTCAGACGGTTACGCCGTCACGTTCTTGAGGATTCCGTGAACCTCAGGAGTCGAGACCTGAAGGCCCGCCTCCGTGAGATACTCGTCAATCCAGCCGTCCATCCCAGGACCCTGACGGTCCATCAGCAGCTTGGTCGCACCGTTCGAGAACGGACGGTACATAAGCTTACTGACATCGACAGCCAAAGCCCAGGAACCCCAGCCCTGAGCCCCACCGGGGCCATTCTCCAACAGGCGGTGCTTCACGATGTTGAGCGTACCGTGCGAGGTGAGCCACTGCGTCACCGCGATACCATACGTCTTGTCGGAAGGCACCGTCTGAAGACGGGCCGCAGCAAGCTGGTCTATAACACTGATGACGCCCGCAGCCGCGAACAGCGTGCGGGAATCGGTCGCAGAGGTCTTCGAGAAAACGTCGGCAAGCCACGTTTCCATCTCAGCCTCGGTCAGCGTTCCACCAGCATCCTTGACCTGCATCGAGCCGTTACCGAATCCCGTAGCGAAGTTGACGAATCCACGGGTGGTACGGAGCGGGGCACCGGCCCCGAGGGAACCTTCCTGCGTGGTAGAGTCTTCCGACCCGTACCCGAAGAGCATTGCCCTCTCGATGTCTATAGCGTGCTCGATGGCCTTTTCCGCACGCTGAGTCTCACGGTTCCCGCCGAAGTACGACTCAGAACCCTCGCGGGTACGGGTCGCGCCGAAGGGACGCCGGAAAATCTGCGTGAAGTTAGACACCTGAACACTCTGCCACTCGTCAGGCGTGGACACGTCCTGGCCTTCAGAGAATGCCGACCCGATGACGAACAGCGAGTCGTTGGTGCTCGTAGAAGTAGCGCCAGTCGTACCAGCGATACCACGGACCACAACCACAACGTCAGCCGTAGCAGAAGCAACCTTCATAACCTCTGCGGTGGACGGGTTGAGAACGAGGTCGCCCTTCTGGAAGTAAAGTCCAGTTCCGGTGACGACCGGGATATCCGTGGTAGTGTTGTTAACTGAGCTACTCAGAGCGGAAGTCTTGGGGCGAAGCCCCTTCTCATACCACTCGAATCGAGGGTTCGTAGCGACCTTGGACCCCGCCTTCTCGCTAAGAAGCGTGAAGGGGGAAGCCGAGGGGTCAACGTAGAACACCTTGGGGCCAACGTCACGGACCAGGATTGCGGTCGTTCCGTTGTAGCCAAGGGTCACGTCGGTACCAAGACCAATGTGCGTGGTCGCGCCCGAACCCTGCTTGATAGTCACAGGCATATGCTGTGTCCTTTCATAGTAGGTTTACGGGGGTACCAACCGAGGCCGCGAAGCGGGTGTATCGGTTAGAAGAAGATGCTACCCTTCTGGGTCTTCTCTTTACGGAGAGCCATCACAGCAGCATCGAACTCATCCAGCGGTCGCTCGTCTCGTGGAGGCGCTGCGCCAGAAGCCTTCTCGGCCACCGGCTTATTAGGGACACGGCGTTGCTCCGTGGTGGGTGCGGGCTTGTCCTGCTGCTGGGTGAGTCTAGACTCAAGCAACTCGGCTTGGCCTCGGGCCAGCAGCATACCTTCTTCAGACTCGATATACGACGGGTTTAACTCTAGCACCTTCCGCAACGCGGGACGCTGGGATGCCTCATACGCAATCTCGTAGTTCCCAGTGTCCGTGAGGTCTAGGGTCCAACCCTCCGGCTCCCAAGATTTATGGAGTGTCACGATGGTCTCAGCTATCTTGGAGTCATCCTCGCTATCGGGTTCGATATCGGGATGAGCTGCGAAGAACTGAGCCAATGCCTCAGAAGCCGCACGCGATTCTTGCTCTTCAACCGCACGCTGGTTCCGAGTGTGCTCTTCCTCCATGAGTCGGGTCTGAACGGCCTGGTCGATGAGGGGCTTGACCTGAGCAGGGGTCAAGGTGTCGGGGGTTTCCCCGTCCTCCCAAGGCCACGATTCCCCGTCCTTCTGCGCAGGCTTCTTGGACATAACCTGCTGGATAACGGGGACCGCCTCTTGAAGCGCCTTTTGTAGTTCGAGTGCCCTTTGCTCGACCTGCAATCTCTGGCGCTCTGCAACCTTCGCGCGTTCTGCCGTCCTGCGCTGAAGGTCACGAAGTTCCTTATAGCCCTTTTCAAGCTCCTCGGGACTCGTGTATTTCCCGGCCCACCGGACCTCGGGAGTCTCCTCCACGGGTTCCGATTCCGGGGTCGCTTCCTCTTCGACAGACTCAGCCAAGGGAACCTCAGGGGTTTCCTCAGGCTGTTCGGAAGCGGGTTCCTCTTCTGGACTATCCAGTGGCAGTTGCAACTGCTCTGGCTCGGTGGTCTCCTCTGCCGAGGGCACCTCATCCCTGAGGAAATCTAGTGCTTCGTTGTTCTCTATATCTAAGCTGCCGACATTGAATACGTCACTCATTCTCTTCCTCATCTTGTAGACGGCTTCTCTCTTGTTCAAGGTCTCGCTTGACAGAGAGGAGGTGGCGCACAAGCTTTATCTTGGCTCGGTGACTATCGGCATCTTCCTTTCCGTTGATGAGCGCGTCCGTAGAATCACGCTCAATCTTCAGCAATCGCTTCTCGAACAGAGGCCACGCCTCGGTATAGAACAAGGAAAGCTCGAAGTCAACCTCGGCCACCTGACGCCGCACGTCTTGGAGCCGACGCTCCTGCTCTTCTATATCTTCGACGCTTTCCTGTATATTCATCCCTGGCCCATCATCTGTGCGAGGAGTTCAGGAGGAATCTCCTGCTGACCATTAGGTACCTGCTCTTCCATGCCCTCAGGTTCCTCACCCGGAGGGAGCATCCCCTGTTCCTGTCCCGGCCCCATCATCGGGGGCGGGGGGGCTATATACCTTTCGGTGTCCTTACGCCCGAAGCTCTTGAGCACGTCCTCGACAAGCTCGGTCTGGTTGACCACCGGGTTGCCTGCCAGCATATTGTAGAGAGCGAGGGTCTGTTCCCTGCGGACGGTCTCGGTCTGTGCGGAAGACTCGGACTCGATGCGGTAATCGAACGCGCCCTGTATAGACTCCGCCGTGATGGGCACGAACTCAGCTTGTCCGTCCTCACCGATGAGCCGTATCTGCATCTCTTCTGGCATGAACTGTTGGAGGATGCTGCCGTACTGGTACGCCAGCTTCTTCAGCCCGGTAATCTCAGAGAGCTTCAGTTTCAGAGAGAATCGGGTGTTCCCCTGCTCACTGATGAGGGCGACACCCGTGGCGGTGCGGTTGAGGTTGGAGTTATTATCCATCCCCATCTGGTACGCGGACACACCGCTCACCTTTTCGGATATCCGCTCGACCTCAGCGGCCTCTTGGTAGCTCCCAGCCGTGGCATCACCCAGATTTATCTCCTGAACCACGTCACGGATAGGCATACCATCCTCCACGCGGATGATTCCGCCCGGACGGCTGGTAAGGTCTTTCAAATCCTTGATATAGTTGGTGCTCACGGCGTACATCTTGTTCATCGTGAGCTTCACGTTGTCGATTCGCCCGTTCCAGAGGGCGTTCAGGGTGGCCTGGATGCCCTCTTCGGGCTCAAGCTCCCCGATTCCCCAGAACTCATGGGGAACTATGTGGTCAACGACCCGTATGAAGGGCTTTTGGCCGTGCGCATAGGGGTTTTTCTCCGCTCTGACCACCAAACGCCTACCAACCACGGCCACAACGACCTCATCGGTCCATATTTCGAGGATTTCGATGAGTCCTTCGGTGTTCACGGTCCCTGAGGGCGATAATCCGACCGATGCAAGCCTTTCGGCCATGGGATAGTCGTAGTTGCTGAGGAAGTTATGCCAATCATCTTCGCTCGGGAGCTTATAGACCCCCATCTTTTCCATCTTTTCGATGTGGTCACGGTTCCTGAAGACCTGATGGATGACGTAACTGGCGTCGTCGATGGTCGCAGCCTCGGGAGAGGGGAAGAACTGAGCGATATCGACGCATTCAGCGGTCGGACCCGCGTAACTGATGAACTCTTCGCGGGTCATCTCCCATTCTCCGGTCGGTTGCTCGCCTATCTGCTGTTGTCCGAAGATGCCAGCCCCGTTGAAATCGGTTTCACCCGTGTCTATAGACTGCATAACGGGTTCCATTATGCTCTTCCGGGTCATCCGGTAGCCGGTTTTCTCGTCGTAAGCGGTCTTTATGATGCCTGTACCGTACATCAGCGCGGATTTGAACGCTTCGACGAGCGGGAGATACGCCTCAGAACGGTCTATACTCCACGACAGTAAAGTTTCCATCTGCTCCGCGCCCTGTTCGTCCTCCGGTTCCTCGGGATAGACGTTGAACGTGGGCATCTGAGCGACCAACTTGGGGAGTATAGTTTCTATAAGATAGAAACTTAGGGGGAACCACACGTTGCTGCGCCATTCACCTTGCTTCCGCTTGGGCACGAAGCTCCGGTACATCTTGTAGTACCGACGCCACTGCTCCATATAACCTTGTTTCGCGGCCTCAGCATCCGTGAATGCCTTGAGGACCCAGGTGAGGAGGTTCCGCTGACCCTCTTCTGTGTTAGGAAGTAGGTCTTCCTTGTCTGATTTCAGGTCAAGAGGTATATCCATACGTTATCCAGTCATCTCGTCGGCAGGCTCATACAGCGTAGGGGAGTCACCTTGCCACCCGTGACGGTGCTCACGCGCCATCTGGTTAGCGATAGCGAGGGCTATCACCCGGTCATCGTGGCACCCTTCCTCCGCCATAGGCTTTCCGTTCTCCCAAATCACGAACGTTACCATCTCTCGGACGATATCCTTGGAGGGTATCTCAATCTGTCCGAGTCTCACCTTATGCCCTAGCTCATCGAGCATCGGCATCCGGGTCTCTACGGTGGTTTTCCACCCGAGGGTTCGGCTGGTCCTGCGTGTGAGCTTATTCATCTCTCGGTGCCAATACAGCCGTGGGTACCTGTAATGCTCCCTCAGGAGCCTCAGGACCGTCTGCCCCGAGCTGTGGGACCTCTCTACCCCGATGAGGGCCACGGAGCGAGCCGCGCCTTCGCCGCAGGAGTACCAGTTCCCCAGGAGTCTCAGTTGCTCTGCGAACACTTCAGGAGCTACGCGCCCGTGAAGCTCAGCGACCACTTGGTCCGTGTCCACCCTATAGACCACGGCGGAGGAGTAGTCCCGTCCGCCCCGCTCTTGGGTGCTTGAGTTCCCACCCATGCGTTCCGCAACCAACTTACCTTCTGCGGTATCAGCCCCGATGACGTAATGCCCTTCGTCATCAGGGTTCTCGAACACCCGCAGGAACCCGCGTGGGTTGGGTCTATACACCACGAGCCTGTCGTTCAGGCCCAACATCCCTCGGGTCTTCGCTTCTCCTGAGGTTCTGGTCATCAGGCGTATCTGGTCCTCATCGAAGAAACAGGCACCGCTGACGAGGAACGCTTCCTCTGCGGTAGCAGGGTATTCCTGCTGGAAGTTCCGTACCGCGTCCCTGCCGAGTCTCTGTCTATCCCCACCGAACCGCTCCACGATGACGGCTCGCCGCCACGCGAGCTTGTCTAGACTCAGCGTGTGGAACTCGCCCTCGTAATATATACCCTCGGTGAGAGCCTGCTTCTCGAAATCGTCCGGGTCGTTCAGGATGAGGTCGCGGGTCTCATCGTCAGGGACCATCTCGTACTCTGAGTGAATCCACCACGGGAGGAAGATGGCGAGCCAGTTAGACTCACCGTTCACTGCGGACTCCCACATCTCGTGGAACAATCCGCCTGCTCCCTTGGCGGTGGACTCTATGATTATCTCAGAGTTGCTCTGCGGGACCGCCTGCATCAGCGATATCCAGGCTTCGTACCCTGTGGTCCCCCAGTACGCTAACTCAGAAGCATGGAGCAGGTGGATGGTCTGCGCTCGCCCTGCCTCTGTGTCACTCGCTGGCCTTACGGAGATATCCGAATCGTGGACGAAACTGAGGTGCTTCCGCCTCCCCACAGCTTTGCGGGTAGGGGCTAGTTCGGGTGGCAGATGGTCGTAATATCGAGCATATATATCGTATAGGACCCCTGCTCGTTCGAGACTGTCAGCAACGACCATGGCAGACGTAGCGGGCCACAGATGTAGTCTCCGAAGGAACCTGGCTGCCACATAGGTACTGACGCCTTCCTGTCGGGCTTTGAGGACGATAGCTCTGACACGCCCTGTTTCCTTCCGCTGCTGGGATATCTTCTCGTGGACTATCTTCTGCGCCTCGTTGAACTCAAGGTAGTTCAGCGTGGCGTCCTTCTTACGAATCTGAAGACAGACTTTGCAGTATAGCTCAAGGTCTCTGCGGAAATCTCTGATGAGGTCGTTAGTCGCTTTCTTGGTCATCAGGCCCTATCTCCGCGAGTCTATCCTCGAACTTGGTGGTCCCCTGGGAAGCTCGTGGTCCTTGAGCTTTCTCGAACTCTTGGAGCCGCTTGATGACTTCACCTGCGGCCTTGAGCCGTATGCTCATCATCTTGTCAGCTTTGTCCCCGAGCAGAGCCGCCTCGTAGACCTTGAGGGCGTGAGGCAGGAGGAGGGCTAGACCTTTCTCCGCTATCTTGGCCTGGGACTTACCTTCCTGTTCCAGAGCCGCAGCGAACTCCGGGTCTTCCGCTTTCCAGCGAGCCACAGTGACCCTGTGGACCCCTGCCGCTTTCCCCGCCTCTTCCTGGGTACCACCCTCTGCGAGCACCTTGAGAGCGATAGCTTTGGCGTTGGTGTCTGCTGGTTTACCCATGTAGTTCTTCGGGGTTGACGACGTACTCAGGACCAGACATCAGGTACTTCATATCCTTGCCCTTGGTCTCTTCCAGGTACCGTTCCTCGGAGTCCTCACCGAACTGGTCTCGGATGGCCTCGGAGTCGTAGTAGTTCTTCAACTCTCTAGACTCGAAGCCGGAGTAACTGACCTGGAAGCCCTTGGCACGCGCAGCGAAGCTGAGCCCACAGTTGCAGGCCCAGCTTCCTCTGTTACAGGTTGTGCAGTATGTAGCCACTAAGTAGGAAGTATACCATACTCCTTAGGCTTTGTCAAGCCTTTACGGTGGAATAGATAGTATCCTGCTCCAAGGACCAAGAAGCTTACAGGGATGAAGCTCCCTGTGTACCAGAGCCACATCACGAACAAAGACATCAGTATGCCTGTCCAGAGTACCGCGAAGGCGATGAGAGGAGCTACACAAACGCTGGCGATAACCAATCCGATTCGTTCCATGCCGAAGCCCACCTTTTCAGGTGGGCGATGGCACGGTCTTAGGGTCTTGCTCCTAGGACCCTAGCGGAAGTTGGGGTTCCGTATACCTTCACCCTATCCACGGGTATCAGAGTAGTTGCGGTGAAGAGGAGATTCTGGTTTCCCTGAATCCTCAGGGAAGAGGAAGTCTAGGAACTGACGCGCATCCATCACGTCACGATGGATGCGCTCTACGGTTCTCGAAAGCTCTTCAAGCGGTTCCGCTCTATGCTCGCTTTCCATCCCCACGCTCGCAGTCTATCTATCTTCTCTTCGCCAAGGGTCTCCTCTAGACCCTTGGCTCAGTTTCTCTTCACTCGGTCGCTATCCTCTTGTCGCTCCCTCGTATAAGAGCAGTATACAACTTCCCAGGGAGGGTGTCAACCTAAAGAGGAAAGAAAATCGATACACCACAACATCTGGTGGTTACAGCCCGTAGATTCTTCTCTCTGGGGACCCTCGTTTTTCTCTGTGTTGCGGTGTAGCCGCAGTTACGGAGCGGGGGACCCTCCGTTTACGGAATGTAGCGCACGAGTTTTTGTAGGTACCATATATTAATAGAGGACCCGCGAACTCCTGTTTGTCCAATCGATATCCGAATGCCTGATATCCCTTGCATTGCAAGGCTTTCCGAGGGCTAGAATCGACTAATGCCACACAACCAGCCTGTTCCGAGGGTAGGGCCGCTGAGAATCGTTGCACCGCAACCCACTTGACCGTCGTGCTAATCTCTCCTCAGGTCGGCACCGCGCCGACCGGGCCGCACCTTGACAACGGAAGAGGAGGCAAACCCGATGGCATGGGAAACCACGTTCACAGCGGATTTCGGAAGCATCGCGGTGGTGGCGGGCCACAACGGCGGGCAGCGTAGCGT